AGGAAACCAAAACGCAGTAAAGCACGGCTTCTTCTCAAAATACATCCCCCAGGAAACATTAGAAATTATGGGAATGTTAGATGAAAAAAGCCCAGCTGATTTAATATGGGATCAAATCATGATTCAATATGCTGCCATTATTCGGGCTCAAAAGATTATGTATGTTGAAGATAAGGATGAAATGATTAAGGAGCTTAAGAAAACTAAGTCAGATATTGGGGAGAATTACGAGACTACCGAAGAAGAGTGGGAATTCCAATTCGCTTGGGATCGTCATGCAACTTTCATGAATGCTCAATCTAGGGCAATGAGCGAGTTAAGAAGCTTGATCAAGCAGTTCAATGAATTGGCACATGAAGATGACGAAAGACGCCTAAAACTTGAACAAATGCGCTTAGACATTGAAAAGACAAAAGCCGAAGTAGACAAAATCTCTTCTGGATCCGACGACAAGCCGATTGAAATCCTCATCAAGCGGAAGAGTAAAGGTGATGGATCATGATTGAAAAAGAAGTGAACCCTCACTTTGAAGACTTTCTGTTTGATTGGTCCACGAAATTTCAGTTTCTTGTCGGCGGTTATGGTTCGTCTAAAAGCTATCACATTGCTTTAAAACTAATCTTAAAACTATTAAGCGAAAAACGAACAGCATTAGTCGTTCGTGAAGTTTATGAAACGATTCGGGAATCGTGTTTCTCGTTACTTGAAGAGATAATTACCGACTTAGGCTTAGAAAATCAAATCAAATGTATAGTATCTCCGATGCAGATTCGTTTTCCAAATGGAAGCAAAATCATCTTTAAAGGGATGGACAAGCCATCCAAATTAAAGTCAATAAACAACATCTCAATAATTTGGCTTGAAGAGTGTTCAGAGATTAAATACGCTGGTTTTAAAGAGTTGTTAGGACGTTTGAGACATCCAACATTGAAACTTCATATGATCCTATCAACAAATCCAGTGAGCAAAGACAACTGGACTTATAAACACTTTTTCAAGGATGAACAAAATAACCGTTTAATTCTGGATGATGAAGAACTTTATGAAAAACGGACAATTATAACAAACGACACCTATTATCATCACTCAACAGCTGATGATAATTTATTTTTGCCTGAAAGCTACATTGAACAGTTAGACGAATTAAAAGATTATGACCCAGACCTTTACCGAATTGCTCGGAAAGGTCATTTTGGCGTGAATGGCGTTAAAGTATTGCCACAGTTCGAAGTTGCTCCACATGATGAGGTCATGAAAGCTATTTCAAACATTCATAAACCAATAAAACGCGTTGGCATGGACTTTGGGTTTGTTGATTCTTATAACGCCGTTATACGTTTGGCTGTGGATCCTGATAAAAAATACCTTTATATCTACTGGGAGTATTACAAGAATCAAATGACGGACGATGAAACGGCCGAAGAGATAGCCGAGTTTAAAGAAACGCAGGAACTTATCAAAGCCGATAGTGCTGAACCTAAGACCATTCGATACTACCGTAAACAGGGGTTCAATATGGTAGGAGCACTAAAGTTTCCAGGTTCTCGCTTACAATACACCAAGAAAATCAAGAGGTTTAAAAAAATCATTTGTTCGGATATATGTACGAACACCATTTTTGAATTAAAAGATTTGACATATGCCAAAGACAAGAATGGGGACATCATCGAAGACGAATTTAACATTGACCCGCATACTCTTTCGGCCATCTGGTATGCACTAGATGACTATGAAGTTGAAGACTTGAAAGAAAAGCCGAAAGAGCGTCAAAGACCGAACAGAGAAAGGAGGTAGGCTATGGCACAGCAACAAATGCGTGTACGTGTTGTGAAGGTAGAAGCACCAAGTACAACGACACGTCAAATATATGAAGACGAATTTAAGAATTTGTACAACGATGAAGTAATCGAACCTCCTTACAATTTAAAGGAATTAAAGCAAATAGCTGAATATTCAACCATACTCCAACAATGCGTAGATGCCTATAGAACAAACATAGTCGGATTTGGGCTTCAACCCGAGTATACTTTTGATGTTAACGCTAAAGATATTTCGAAAGACGAAATAAAAAGAGCGGAAAATGAATGGATGAGATTAGAGGAATTCATCAAATACCTTCATTTTGATGAAGCGACGGAAACAATTTTTGGTTATGCTCTTGAAGATCGAGAAAAGACAGGAAACGGCTTTATTGAAGTATTGAGAGATGGACTGGGAAGGCCGGCTGGAATTGAATACATCGATTGTCAAAATATGAGGGTGTGTTCCTATACAGTGCCGGAAGAAGTTGAATTTACCATCACAGAAAACGGAGTGCCGAAAAAAATCAAACGCTGGAAAAAATTCCGACGATATGTGCAAATGGTGAATGGTAAGAAGGTGTTTTTTAAGGAGTATGGCGATCCTCGAGTGATGAATCTAACAAATGGCAAATTTGATGAAAGCACACCAGAACATTTAAGGGCAACGGAAGTAATCCATTTCAAAATTGGAAGCGGGACATATGGTATCCCTAGATGGATTGGCCATATTGTTTCTTTATACGGTGCTAGAAAAGCAGAAGAACTTAATTACATGTATTTCAAGCAAGGAAGGCATACTCCTGCTGCGATTGTAGTAGAAAACGGAATGTTATCTGAACAATCTTTCAATCAACTCCAAGAATACATGAACAGCATTGAAGGGGTAGAAAACGCTCATAAATTCCTGTTACTCGAAGCAGAAGGAATTCCACAAGAAAACTTTGTGGATGGGGAGGAAAAGGTTACTCCTGTTAAGGTGCAAATTAAGTCATTAGCCGAAGTTTTACAACAAGACGCTTTGTTCCTTGAATATGACCAAAAAACGCGAGAAAAGTTGCGTTCAGCCTTTCGATTGCCGCCACTTTATACCGGTGAAGCTCATGAATACAACCGAGCAACGGCGGATACGGCTCGAAAAATAACAGAGGAGCAAGTATTTCAGCCAGAAAGAAATTCCCTAGCAAACAAATTAAACACATTATTTCTTCCTGCGTTGGAATTGCAACGTGTAAAAATCACTTTGAAAGGACCTGACTTTAGGGACCCAGTAGAAATTGCAAAGGTCTTAACGCCTTTTATTAATGCTGGAGCTGTTTCACCGAATGACCTTAGAGACCTGTTAGGTAGGGTTTTAGGCAAAACACTTGAGGAATGGCCTGAAGAATTTAACTTGCCATTCCAAATGGTATTGAGGGAACAGCAAACAACTTTCCCTATTATGATGCAGAAATCAAAAGAGCAACAAAACGATTTGATTTTGCTCTTGAAAGATCTAAGAGATGCGCTTGAGGAGTTGAAAGTATGAGCAAGGTTGAACAACTCCTAAAAAGTTTGAATGCATTTATCAAAAAGGCCGAGGAAGACGATGACGAAAAACTCACGGATGTAGTCGCTGACTTCCCCGGGTTAGATATGATTCCTCAAATCGTTGAAAATTATGAAAAAGAGGTCGCTAAACTTTTAAGGAATCAGAGGAAGCTTTATCTAAAAGAAATGAAAGCATTTGTATCCAAAGATGACAAGCCAACATTAGAAGCTTTGCTACAGTACTTTACTAATAATCTTTTTGCTGCAGATGAATTTGCAGAGGAGTTTGGTAAAGTAACAGCAGAATTTCTTCAACTAACCGTCGAGGAATTGTGCAAAAAAATGATGGAATCAATTGATCCGGATATCCCTTTTGTAGAGACATCCACTCAAACAACGAATTGGGTAAAAGATTGGTCTACTAAGCTGGCTGATTTAATGCAGTTGAATACTCATAAAGCAATTGAGGAAGTGCTAACGACTGCTATTGAGAACGGAGACTCTATTCAAGATGTAGAACTAAAAATGAAGAATTTACCCGAATTTGATAGAAAGAGGGCACGGAAAACTGCAATCACAGAAATTTTAACTGCTTCCAGTAGGGCGCAATGGGAATCTTATATGCAAAGCCCAGCGGTTGTAAAAAAGAAGTGGAAGCATTCTGGTAGTAAGAAAAATCAACCCCGTGAAAATCATGTGGCCATGGATGGCGTAGAGGTTGGTGTGGATGAAGAATTTGAAATAGAGGGCAGTGGAGAAACCTGTCAGTATCCCCGTGATCCTTCGTTATCTGCGAAAGAGCGTGTGAATTGCCATTGCACAATGGGTCCAGTGGTCGATGAATCAATTCTTGGACTTTCTCAAGAAGAAAAAGAGCAGTTGCGGCAAGAAGCACTGGAAGAATTGAATAGTTAAAAAAGCACCTAACCATTTATTTAGATGCTTCGATTCCCTTTTTTACAAGTTCTCTAATAGCTTCACTTCTGTTTTTAAGATGATTTTCATGCCAGTATTTTTCTATTTCTTTTAACAAGTCATTAGGAAACGTCACAAGCACTTGTGTGTTTTTTTCTTTATCGACAGCCATGCAACACACCTCCTGTTATCCATTATAAGTTATATAACTTATATTGAAAAGAAAGGCATCGCTAGATATAATGGTTATATAGGTTATATAACTAATCCCAAGGTGATGCCAGTGTTCGTGTACAACGAAAACTACCACAGAAAAGTAAAGCCTATTACTTATAAGGTAAACGAAAACGGGTGTTGGATTTGCACAAGTCATGCGGTTCAGCGCACAGGGTATATCCATATCAAAAGATATGGAAAAACAGTTCCTTTGCACAGATACGTTTACGAAAGAGAAAAAGGACCTATACCTGACGGAAAAGTCGTAATGCACACTTGCGATCAAAGAGATTGTTTCAATCCGAATCACTTAAGAGTAGGAACATATAAGGAAAACAGTGAGGATATGGTAAAGAAAAGCAGACAAGCAAAAGGTAGCCGAAATGGAGGCGGTGGCAAATTAACAGAAGAACAGGTAAGGGAAATAAAAACCTCTAAATTAAATCAGTATCAATTGGCGAGAAAATACGGAGTTACCCAAAGAGTGATATCCTTAATAATGCGAGGAAAACTATGGAGTCACATTGAAGGGGAAACCTATTATGTGGAAAGAGAAAATTTTTTAGGAGAAAACAGTCCAAAAGCTAAGTTAACAGATGAAAAGGTTAGACAGATAAAACTGAAGCTTCGCGAGGGTAGAAGCGCAGCATCATTAGCGAGGGAATACGGCGTAGAAGATACAGCGATTTTAAGAATAAAACATAATAAAACTTGGAAACACATTAAAATCAGCGACTGAGAACAGTCGCTTTTTTGATTGGGGTGAGCAAGAATGAAATCCATAAAGTGTTTTAAGTCTTTTTACTTGAAAGGGGGTGATAGTTGTGCCAAGAGAGCTCAAAAACATGGAAATTAGCTTTGTGTCGCTCGTTGACAAAGCGGCTAACAAAAAGACATTTTTTCTGACAAAATCAGAGGAACAACCGACATTCGAAAAAAAGGTTAATATTTTCATCAATAAGGAAGAGGAAGAAAAGAAGTTAGTGTACGGCATCGTTTATGAACCTAACGAGATTGATGCCCAAGGAGATTTCGCCACTGAAGAAGAGATCGAAAAAGCAGCTCATAATTTTATGTTGAAATATCAACAAATTGATAAGCAACATGACTTCACACCAGGTGTAGCAGAAGTGGTTGAGTCTTATATTGCACCTACTGATATGACTATCGGAGAGCAAGAGATTAAAAAAGGTTCTTGGGTGCTGGTAACAAAAGTCAATGATGATATTTGGGAAGATGTAAAGTCTGGAAATTTAACCGGTTATTCAATGGCCGGCACTGCCGAGGTAATAGAAAAACATGAAGAAAAGCCTGTTACGAAGTCAAATGAAGATGACGAAGTTAAGGGCTTTTTTAATTTACTTAAAAACTTCTTCACTGGTGAGAAGATTCAAAAAGGCGCAGTGAAGGATCAATACGAACAACGTTCAAAAGCAAATCGTTTTTGGGTAGCTATTGATTCGTTCGAATCTGTTTTACGTCGTTACAATTGGCAAACAGACGAATACGAATTTGAGGACGATGAAACCAAAATTCGCGAAGCAATACAAGATTTATCTGACATCCTAATTGAATTACTTGCTTCCGAAAATATAGCGAAAGCTGTTGGCAAGCCACCAAAAAACATCGAAAAAGCAGGTAAAAAAATATCGTCTGCCAATATGCAGAAAATCAAAGATGCGCATGCGGCGCTTGCTGAATTAGTAGCTCTTGAAGAGGAGGAGGAAGAAGAAGTGAAAAAAGAAGATATTGAAAAAATGT